TAGTGTCTTTAACTGCGGTGAACAAGTGTGAATAGAATCGCCTGTAACTCTTTGTCCGCAAGCATTACAAGCAGTCCAAGTATCATAAGCATTTAAAGTAATTGTTCCATCGTGATTTGTTTTCATTGCTCTTGTGCCTTTCTTAGTATTGCTAATGCTTGTTCAGCATCTTTTAATTCACTTCTTAATGCTGGTAAATTAGAACAATTTTCATAGCCTTTAAATGTCTGTTTTTCTTGGTCTATTTCCATTTTGATTGTGCAAACATAATTACCAATAGCTTCTTTAACGATTGATATTTCCTCATCTGTTAGTGTCTTTGCTGGATGGGAAATTGCATCAATAAATGGTTCTACATCCAACCAATCTTGACCAGTTAATGCAAAAGATAAGAAAAACCGCAATCTTTCTATTGGATTAGGTTCATAAAAATCTTTCATGCAATCATCGTATCTTTTCTTTGCAGGCTCTTTTGTTGGATGGGTGTAGAGTGGAATCCACTCATTGTCATCACCATCTTTTGTAGTAGTAACCCAACTTTCAGCAACTTTGTGTTGCCACGCTACTGGTTCATTATTCATAGCTTGCTCCATTTCTTAATATCATCCCAGACCTCTGGGCGGTTTTCTTTTAACCAATACACCACGCTTTTTAATGAATCAATTTCATTCGCTAATAGCTTTAAACAAACATCTTTTTCTCTGATTTGGTCATTTAACGCTACTATTTCAGCTTGTTGCTGGCGTACAAAGGCTTCTGAATAGAGCGGCTTCCAAATCATATAACCGTCACTTTTTCCTTTAACTAAAGAAAGCTGGTCATCACCGCCTCTAATCCATGCTACTGGTTTTGGTTTCATTTAATGTGCCTTTTGTTTAATAATATTTACACCCAGCAAAGTTTCCATTTCGCTGTTTTTAGCTAACTCTGAAAGTTCTTCGGCAATTTCGTAAGCTATACCTTCGCCAGATAAAGTAAAAAATGTATGCGTTCCTTCGACTTTAATTTCAATAATGGCTTTTTCAATCATTTCTTTTTTGCCTTTATTAACTCTTTAATTTCAGCTTTATATAGCGACGTTTTAATTCTTGCGTTCATAGTTTCTTTTTCCCATATACCGACTTGCTCTTTTAACGCTTCAATTTCAGCTTGTTGCTGGCGTATAAAGTTGGCTATTGTGATTCTGTTTAAATTTGTGTGATATGGTTCTTTTTCAACCATGTTAGCAATGTCGTTAGCGGTCATTTGTTTCATCCAATTTAAATCTATAGACTAAATCACTATTAGGTTTTTTAACCTCTACAAAAGTGTCATGCCAGAATGCTAAAGTAAATCTGCTCCTCATCGCCTCCATTTCAGCTTGTTGCTGGCGTAGCATGGCTTGTGCATCAGCTATGTAACCAACATAGGTCAATGTATTTCTATTTTCAGATTTAGCTAATTCATCAGCTAGTTCATTTGCAGTCATATATTTCCTTATAAGTAAGCCAAGGTTTTGACTCTAATTTATACCCAAATACATACCATAATGGCCCACTAGAAGCCTCAACAAACTGTCTTTTAATTTCTATTGACACTAGTTTTTCAAGCGTAAAAGTAATGTGATTAGGGCATTTAAACATTGTCTTTACCTTTTAAATAATTTTTTAAAGACTTTTCATCTTCTTTAAAAATCTTATTAAATAACCCATGTGTAGGGTGTCTGACTGTATGTTCGTGAAATGTACCATGCAATACATAATAAGAAAATGCCCGACAAGCCAACTCAAATTCTTGACAATTTAATGTCTGGTCGCATTTGTCGCATGGCGCTTCACCTTCAAACACTTTGCGTATATAAGATTTATCGTATTTCACGCCCAAGGTCTTTCTGCATAAGCACAATCGGTTACATGAGTCCAAGCGTTTAATTCATTAAGCATTTCGGTGATATTTTCATCACCAATGTAAGCGTATTCGATTTCTTGGTTATAACCACGCAACTCTACTAAGCTGTTGCCAAGATAAATATTGCAAATGTAATGTCCGTCTTTCATAATTTCCCTTTTAAAGACTACAGTTTCTTATGATTTTTTGCGGTTTATAACTAGGGGAAACCCTATGTTGTTGTTTATATGCAACTTGTATATACATTGTAGATACAGGGCTGTATTTGGCAGTTACTAACAATGGGTCAGAAAGCCGCAAAATTACCCAATTACTGCATCCTACATTGGCGGCTTAACGCCCTAAATATGGTGGGCTACTCGTTTCTTTACACTTTCGCCCATTGTAAGGTGAGGGGCAGGACACTCCGTGATGTGTGTGGTTGGCAAGGGGATAGCCACCTGCGCCCTCATTGTTTAGTTTAACTTATTTTTCAGCTTATATATGCGTAGCAGGTTTAAAAACATCTCATATCCATCTCGTAAATCTTGCTCGGTATGTTCATAAATAGCAACCTCATTAGTTTCGCCATTAATGTAGACATTAGCGCATCGTGCAGATGGGGCTAAAACCTTTCTATAGGCCGCTAGTTGTAGTGTATGCTCTAGATAGGGTGTTAGTTCACCAGGGGCTTTCTCCGTAGTTTTAAAGTCAATTACGACCCCACCAAAGTCATGGCGTGGTTTGCAATATAAATCGCATTTACCACCATAGCCTTCTTGGGCATTAACTAAAGACTGTTCAGGAATCCATAATTGCGCCCCAAAATGAGCCGTTATAGCGTTATCTACTGCTCGGACATACGCTGGCATATCCGGCACATATTCTTGAGCGTAGAAGCTCTCTATCCAGTCATGTATAAGAGTTCCTCGGTCAGCAGCTTCCCTAGACTTATTTTTAGCTAAATCTAGAATTCTAGAAATCCAAGTTTTTTCATCTTCTCCGTCTAAGCGTGGATACTCAACTGCGGCATATAAAACTTGTGTTTGTTTCCATGTATCAAGCCCTGCTTTTGATAGCTGTCCGTTAATTGTTGATACGCTTGGCACAAGTGTGCCTGGTGCTGCTTTGGCATCTCTGAGCGTAGTGTTTCTTTCTTTGCCGTTTTTACCAATGGTTGTATAGCGTGGTGCGCCTGTTTTGGCGCAATACCAATGAGATGATTCTGATGCCATTTTATTCCCCTTATTTGCATCTTAATTAAGTAATTCTAATATTGCTTCTCTGTCTATTTCTGTAACACAGCAATCTGCACAAGTCTGTATTACATCCTTAATAATAGTCGCTAGGTCATTAGCCTCAAACGCTATTAATTGCCGTTCTTCATCAACATTGAAATTTTCATTAATTACTCGGCATTTTTCACCAATAACATCTTTGATATGACCTAGCATTTTAGCCTCCTATCGGCAAAGAGTTACCCAATGGCAACCGCCACCACCGCATACATATTGTTGCCAGCAATTTGCATATTGAGCAATAGCCATAGTTGCTACGATTGTTAAAATTGCGCCAAAAATAACTTTTTTCATGGTTTTTTCCTTAGAATGGAACATCATCTTCTATTGTGTTTTTTGGCAACTCATCTTCGCCACGAGCTGTAAAGCCTTTTGGTTGTTTTTCTTTGCCAATAGATACACTAAAAAACTTCCCTTTAGTGCCTTCTTTAACCCACGCAGATAAATAATGCTCACGCCCATTGACCATAATGCTGCCTGTATAATCTGGATGAGTTTCAGTCGTTTTACGGTCATTTTTAAATAGGCTACCGCTTTTTTCTTTTGGTACATAAGCCATGTTAAATATCCTTTGCTTTTACTACTGGTTTAGGTGACGAAGCGGCATTACCATCATCGTCTGCTTGCACTACTCCTACTACTGCTGCTAATGCGTATCTACGCATATATGTGAGAGCCGAACCAGCGCCTTGAGCATCCGGCTTAGTAACTGGTACAGACATTTCTTGGCTAATCCATTCTCCCGATGAATGGGTAAGAATGGTCGTTAAAGACATAGACTTATCTAATTCCGAATAAAGCCCAGGGAATTGAGCCACCGCCAAAGCGTTATCAGCCAACAAACTACGGCAAGCATCCCAAACAGACTCAAGGTCAGCATATTTACTTTTGAAAAAAGGATTAGCAGAATCTTTTTTAGCATGAGTAAGTTTCCCCTGTACAATTGACAATGCTTTAGCTAAATTAGCAATGGAATCACTTTGTATCATAGCGAGCCTCCATCATTGCATCAGCATATTCATATCTTGCTTTAGCTAAATACATTGCCAACTCTTTTCCATGAGTGCTTTCCCAATTCACCCCAAAATAGCAATCTAAATCAACAAAATCTACTGGAGCATGAGCCGCAAAGTAATCACGCAAATCCATACCATTTTGCCAAGCACTTACTTGATTGCCTAATGGAAATGCTTTAAACAATGTAGTGTTAGACATGGTTATCTCCAAAAATTGTGCCAAAGTCGTTAAACAAATTGGTCAATGTTTCGTTTTTAGGTTTTGACTTACCACAAGCCGCACGAATGACATCAATGTCGTCTTGAGCTAGTTCTGTGCCGTATTCCATGTTGTCCAAAGCAGCTTCTAAGCGTTGCTCCATTTCGTTCATTACTTCGTACATTTCATCCATTTAAGTTCCCCTTAAATACATAGCGAAATTGCTATGTAAATAATACTAAGCTATCTTTGCAATTCTGTCAACATCTTTATTTATTGTTGTTTTTATGCTAAGATTGCTAAATGAAAAAATTAAAAATATCCGAATCTGCAATAATTGATTTGCTTGGTGGAACTAACAAAGTTGCTAGGATTTGCAAAGTTTCATCTGCATCTGTAGCTCAATGGCGAGATAATGGGATTCCTCACGGAAAACTTTTAATGCTTGCCGCAAAAATTGAAAAAGAAAGCAATGGTCTGGTAACTAGGCAAGATATGTTTCCAGGAACTTGGCATTTTATATGGCCTGAAATGTTGCCTAAAAGCAACGCATTTATAGATATTGAGGATTAAAAAGAAGTAATATCATCCTTCGCACTCCAGGCGTTACATAGGGGTTAAATCGCCCGCATGGAAGAAAAGATAGGCTAGTCACGCACCCGATTGCAAGCCTCGCTGACTTAAATGGGTACAGCACAAGATTTTAGGGACAAGGTGATACAAGACCTTTAATCGACTGAACATTACCTCAGGGAGGACTGGTTATTAACATATTTGTTAACAATGGGTCAGGTGATGGTTTCCTATCACCCTTGGTCAAGCTATGTGTAAAAAATACAACATTAGGGAAAATACTTAGTGACAATTAGTAAAAGCAATACGAAACTAGCATTGTTGTTTAACTAAAGGGGAATTAAATGAAAGATTTTTTAGGAGCTTGTTTATTAGGTGCAGTATTAGGTTGTATGTTTGCATACGGAGTGCCAGCAAAAGCGCAAACGGTTCAATTAACCGACAGTCGTGGTTACAGCATGGGTACTGTGCAAATTAACGGCAATACAGCACAGTTTGTAAACCCTATGGGATATACAACTCAGACCGCTACTATTTACCCAAACCAAATTACTATACAAAACCCTAGTTTGTCTAGTAACGCTATTGTTATTGGAACACCAAGTTATACTGTGCCGCCTAGCCCACCAGTACCAATGTCACCAAGAGTAATGCAATAGGAGAGGAAAGTGTTTGATGAATTTTGGTCTTTATATAAGCGAAAAATTGCTAAAGCAGATGCTAGAAAAGCCTGGGCAAAACTTTCCGGAGAACAACAGCTTATGGCTGCAAAAGCTATTAGCGCACATTGTCAATACTGGGAAGCAAAAGAAATTGAATTAGAATTTATACCTTATCCAGCCACTTGGTTGCGTGGCGAACGCTGGGAAGATGAATTAGTAATTGAACCAAAGAAAGAAAAAATTGATAAAAAGTGGATGTTTAGTAATAAAGGCATTGAAGCTAAAGCAAAAGAGCTTGGAATATTGGGTAATGGTTACGACACTTATGACAGCCTTAAACGCAAATGTATGAACAAGCTAGGCATGAGTGTGCTGTAAGGCAGTTGTGTAAATGGCGCAAAGAATGGGGTTTACAAAAGTTTAGGCAATACTTAAGCAAATATACTTTAGACGAACAATTACTGCGTGACTTTTATACGCAATATGAAAAAGGCAACAGGGGAATATGGGGGCATTGGATTTAATTAAATGGTTAGGAACAATTATTTGTTTGTTGGGAATAGGACTCACAAGTTTTAATTTTTACCCTTCAAACATTTATTTTGGGTTTATTGGAAGTGCATTATGGGCTTTTGCTGGTCTAGCGCAAAAAGATTATCCTTTATTTTTGGTTGAATTTGTTGCGGTTTGTATGTATGCAACAGGCCTATGGATGGTTTTTAAATGAAAGAATATGACCCTTATGACCTTGCCGATGAGTATGAAACACAGTACAAGAAACTTGCGGATGCGGAAGCGCAACTCGCTGAGGTCGAGGCATTTAAGCCAATTATCAAAGCTAATGAGATGCTTAAGTCACAGGCGAATAGTCTTGGGGCGAAAGAAATGGATGCGCTTGCATCAGATGCTTTTGGCGAGATATGTAAAGCCATTGTTCTGGCGACCAAAAACGCAAAACTTGAAAAAGGCGCTTTAGATTTAATTAAAATTAAATGGGAAACTTGGCGCACAGAACAAGCTAACAACAGACAAATGGAAAAATACACACGATGAACGATTATTGCGTACCATATTTAAACATTCAAAAACTATTAAAAAAATACCATAATGCACAGCTTAAAGGTAAGTCAGAATTAGCCACAAAAATTGCCCATGAAATAGCAGATGAAACCATTAGACTCGAAATTGCGAGCATTAAAAAGTTAAAGAATCAATGGATTAACCAATGAGAGCAATGCGTAATATTTTGGCGGCTCACACAGATTACGGTGATTTTAAAGGTCTGATTGAGTCAAACCCATTATTTATACCCAGCAATGTAGATGGCATAGCAGAGCGCAACGGTTACTTTTTAATCTTGGAATGGAAGCGACCTGGCGAAAAGATGAGCGAAGGTCAAAAACGCTTATTACAGGCTTTAGCTGCCAATCCTAAGTTTATGGTTGTTGTTATCATTGGCGATACAGATAACGGCACAAATATCCAAGAGTTTTGGCAATACACCGCCCAAGGCAAACCGTTTAAAGCTGGTTTAGGATTTGGGTCTTTTAAAGAATGGTATATATCATGGTATATGTTTGCTGATGGCAACCAAAAATGAAAAGAACGCTTATCGCAAGATTGCAGAACTCGGATGTATTCTCTGTTCCACCATCCTTGGGTTTGAAGGCACTCCGGCAGAACTCCATCATATTAGACGGTATGGAACTAAACGGTCTACATCCCCTGTCGTGCCACTTTGCCCAGAACACCATCGTGGAAACACCGGTGTTCACGGATTGGGTCACAAAGGTTTTACAAATAAATGGGGCGTTACCGAGGAGGAGTTGTTGGAACGAGTCAATCAAAAACTTGGAAAGGGAAATGTCAAATGACGACATTTACTACGGAAGATAGGATTAAAGCTCGAGGGGGTCAAACCCCAACTCAGACGAAATTCGGTGCGCTCTATTACGAAACTCCTTATCGTGGTGAGTCCACTTGCTTGATTTGTGACGGCTCATGTGGATACATTCATGGCACAAAACACGAATCACAGTATTCAAATGGCCACAGCGAGCAGAAGAAATAGTAATAGTGTGCTCATATTTTTCTCCATCATCATATAAATAAGTACCCATTACTTGTGGGTCTTTGTCCACTATAAAATGAACTTGCTCAGGTAAAGGCATATTCCATTTATCAAAAGGCTTCATACAGTAAATTGCGCTGTATAGATTCTTGAGAATAGCTGGTGTAAGTTTCATTTTTGTAAAGTTTTTAAACTTTTTTGTAAAGTTTTTAAATTTATTTGTAAAGTTTTATACAGAATGTATTTTTCCCCGAAACTCAATCTCATCCTCACCCCAGACTCTGACCATTTCTGGTTGCAATAGCTTATTGCGCTCAAAAGATAGCATTACAAAGCCACTATTCCAGTCTTTAGGCGTGTCCTCTGTGTAATTGAACTGTGGCCCATTAGGGTCAGATAAAGTGCCTGTTTGAACGCCATAGCGTGTGCCGTTATAGTCATTAAATGGGATGCTAGAGAGCACATGAGTATGACCTGTAACCATAGATACTCCAGCGTTGACAGCGTTGTTTCTGCCACCTGTCCAACCACCTTTCCAACGATGTTTAATGCAAACATCTTCATTAATCCATACAGACCAACAAGGTTGCCAGCGTGGGAAATACTCTTTTAAGCTAGTGCCTGGCACACCTTCAAAGGCTGGCAGGAAATTAACCACATTGGAAGTAAAGCGCATATCGTGGTTGCCTAAAGGCCAATACATTTTAGCGCCCTTAGCTACATTTTCAATTTGGCCTAAATAATGCTGACAGGCTTCTAATTCTTCTTTTACGCTAGGTAGTTTGTCAAAGTCCATGCGTGGATGACGGCTAATTCCTGCTCCGTCAAACGCATCGCCATTGCACACAATAGCGGTTGGCTTGAATTCCTTAATAGATTCAAGCAATGCTTTAAAAGCGGTAGTTGTGATGTCAGGCCAAAAATGGGCATCACTAAAAACAATAACCCTGCCTTTTTCAATGTCAAAACCCCTTCTTGTATGACCTTCAGTTTGCTGTATCTTTTTTACAACACTAACTCGTTGGTCATTAAATGATGGCAATTCAATGTTAAGTCTTGCTTCTATTGAGCGTCTGCGATTGTAGATAGACCGCACATCATTTTTATGTATTTCTGCAAACTTTTGTGGACTACCTATTTTTTTCCACTCCGCAATCCATTCTTCATCACTTAAATGATACCCAGCCATTTAATTCCCCTTATACTGTAAGTTGATAAACACTAACATAATATTATGGCATTTGCGAAAAAAGTTGATGTAATTCAAAAGGATGTTGTTAAAGCGCTACGCAACTACGGCGCTCAAGTCTATCATTTGCACACACAAGGCGGAGGAATTCCGGATATTTTATGCTGCTATGCTGACCAGACAATTTTAATGGAAATTAAAAGCTCACCCGACAAGAAGCTGACCCCCGACCAAATCAAGTTATTTGCTGGCTGGCAAGGTGGCCCTTTACATCGGGTAAATTCTGTGCAAGAGGCTATAGAAGTGCTAAAATTGTACGAACAGGAGATTTAAAATGCCGCTAGTCAAAGGTAAATCACAAAAAGCAATAGGCGAAAATATTGCTATTCTACGCAAAGAAGGTCGCCCAGAAAAACAAGCCATTGCTATTGCTGAATCTGAAGCTGGCAACGCAAAAAAGAAAAAGCGCAGAGATGTGCTTGAAATGTCCCTAAAAAACCACATGAAAGCCTAATATGAAAGCAATGCCTAAAAAAGATATGGAAATTGAAAAGAAAGACGGCAAGTCTTTTGAATCTTCAGTTACTAAGGCTAAAAAGCGCAAAGAAGCTATTAAAGCGGCTTATGACAAGCATGAGAACTTTCAAGATACAGGCGTGGAAGAAGAACAAAAGACTATTAAAAAGTCCGCCAAAGAAAAAGTAATGGCTCGTATTGCTAAAGAAAGAGAATAATGGCTAACTGGATTGCTGGCGCTATCAAGCATAAAGGCGCACTAAAGAAAGAATTAGGCGTTAAAGAAAGCGACACCATTCCTAAAGGCAAGTTAGAAAAAGCCGCCAAAGCAAAAGGCAAAGAAGGTCGTAGAGCTAGACTGGCAATGGAATTGGAGAAGTTTCATAAATGAAACACATGAAACACCAATACAAGCAAAAAGACGCTTTACTACGAGAGCATAAAGAATCTACGCTAGAAAAGAATGAGAAAAAGCGCAATAAGCGCAGAGATATGCTCATTAAAGAAATGAATAAAGTAGTTACAGACCCATTTTAATATGCCTACGCTTGCAGATGTTTTACGCCAAACTGGGTATTCACAAGATGGTGAATTAAGCACACCAACGCCTACACAGCCTACAATGGCTTCTATGTGGCAACAGCATTTAGCAAGTTTGCCGCAAACAACATTACAAAACCTTGAAAAACAGCGCCAAGACATTGACAAAGCGTTGGTAATGACCCCACAAGGGATGCAAATAGGCGACCAGCAAGCATTTAATGACTTTGTAAGCCAAGCACCTAATGTGGCTGCTTTAACTGCATGGCATGGCACTCCGCATAAGATTCAAGGTAATTTTGACATAAGCAAAGTAGGAACTGGCGAAGGCGCACAGGCTTATGGTCATGGTATGTATTTTGCTGAAAACCCTGCGGTAGCAAAAGAATATCAAAAGATGCTTGCTGGCCCTGAACAAACAGCAGCAGAATATTTAAAAATGTATAAAACGCCTGAACAAGCTATTTCTGTTCTTCAAAGCAACATAACGCCAAACCTAACTGCTGAAGCTAAAAAGTTTTCCCAAGATACTATTGATGTATTGAAATCAGGCAAAGAACTTAAAGGCAATCTATACAAAGTAGATATACCAGATGAACATATACCTAATATGCTTGATTGGGACAAACCATTAACAGAACAAACGCCACAAGTGCGTAAAGCCCTTGAAAGTATTGGAATTAAAACCGACAAACAAAAGCTAAATGAGTTTGATGATGCTTTATTGGCTGCTTTAACAGGTGATGCAAGCACACCATTGCCAAAAGAACCTATGAATTCAATGGGTTCTGCTATATATCAAACAGTATTGCGTGGAACTCCTGAAGCTAAATCTGCAAAACTTAGAGAACTTGGCATTACAGGCATACGCTATTTAGACGAAGGTAGTCGTAGCACAGGCAAAGGCACAAGCAACTTTGTAGTATTTAACCCATCTACAGTAAAGATACTAGAAGAAAACGGTAAGCCATTGAGCCGCAAAGAACTAATTGAACAACAAGTTAATAAAGTGCTAGAATAAACCCTTACAAATCAATTACTTGAGAATGTATGGATAATAAAGTAGAAGAAAGTAGAAAAAAGACTGGTGGTCGTAAGCCAGGAGTGCCTAATAAAGCCACTACAGAGGCTCGTGAGGCTGTTAGAGCGCTTCTTGATGCTAACCTACCATATCTTCAGACATGGCTTCAAAACACCGCTGAAGGCTTATTTGACGACCAATCAGGAAAATGGATTGTGCCACCTAATCCTGGTAAAGCCTGCGACATTGTTCAAAACATGGTTGAGTATGCTGTACCTAAACTTGCAAGGACTGAAGTTGTAGGCGATGAGAAAGCCCCGCAACGCATGGTGGTGACTTGGAAGAAATAGAGATTGAGCTTGATTACAAGCCTAGGTCAGTATTTTTAGATTTCCACGAAAGACAACAACGCTGGGCAGTCATCGTAGCGCATAGACGCTGCGGTAAAACTGTTTCTTGCATTAATGACCTTATATACAAGGCACTAATAGAGGGCAAAGAAGATGGGCGTTATGCCTATGTTGCACCATATTACAGCCAAGCTAAGAATATCGCCTGGGACTACTTATTAAGATTTAGTAAGCCAGTAATGGCTAAAGCTAATCAATCTGAACTATGGGTGGAATTAATAAATGGAGCGAGAATTCGATTATTTGGGGCTGATAATGCTGATAGCCTTAGAGGTTTGTATCTGGATGGTATTGTTTTAGATGAATATGCAGATATGCGCCCTCGTATTTGGGGCGAGATTATTCGGCCTTTGCTGGCAGACAGACTCGGTTGGGCAGTCTTTATTGGAACACCTAAAGGTCACAACGCTTTCTGGGACATATATAACAACGCCACAAACGATGATAGGTGGTATGCCAAAACCCTAAGAGCTAGTCAAACTGGCTTATTGCCGCCAGAAGAATTGGAAGATGCTGCCAAGTCCATGACGCAAGACCAATACTTGCAAGAATTTGAGTGTGACTTTGAATCAGCTATTTTAGGCGCTTACTATGGTAAAGAGATGCGTCAGCTTACTGATGGTGGCAGAGTCACTAAGGTTGATTACGACCCAATGTATAAAGTAAATACAAGCTGGGACTTGGGTTATAGCGATGATACAAGTGTGTGGTGGTGGCAGGTTGTCAGAGGTGAATTGCGCTTTCTTGATTATCATGGAAGCAATGGTCAACCTGTGGCATTTTATACAGGACTCATACAAGCTAAACAAGCAGAGTTTGGCTATGAATATGGCACTCATTTTCTACCGCATGACGCAAGAGCAAAAACTCTAGCAAGTGGCGGAAAGTCAATAATTGAGCAACTTTCTGTTAAAATTCCGTTAGAATCTATGAAAATAGTCCCAAATTTAGGACTTCAAGACGGAATTCAAGCAAGTCGTATGGCATTGATGAGGTCTTGGTTTGACGCAGAAAGGTGTCAGGATGGTATCGAATCTTTACGACAGTATCAAAGAGAATATGACGAGGATAGAAAAGTCTTTAGAGACAAGCCTCGGCATGATTGGACATCTCATGCAGCAGACGCATATAGAATGGCTGCGGTTGCTTGGCGAGTGGAAGAAAAAATAATGACCAAAGACGAGCCAATTAAAGGCTTGTTTGTGGGTGAAACGGATGTAACTTTAAACGATATGTGGGCTATTAAAAACACCCCAAATAACAGGAGAATTTAAATGTCAGGGATTCAATTACCATTTGGCACAACTTACGAAACTGTAGCCGCTAGTCAAACAGCCCAAGTTTTAGGTGGAACAGGCGCAATTGGCGATACTTTAGTTCGTCTTATTGTGACTGTAAATACAACCGCTTCTTCTACAGTAACCATTCTTGATGGCTCTACATCTATTGCAATCATGCCAGCATTAACGCCTGTAGGCGTGTATTCAATTGCTATTGAGGCAAATTCTGTATCAGGCCCTTGGAAAGTAACAACTGGCGCTGGTGTAACCGTATTAGCTGTTGGTAACTTCTCATAAGGCTTTCTATGTCTGAATTAAGAGGCGAGGTAGCGCATAGCTACGAAGATTGGTACAACCGCATTATGTCCTATGAGCGTAGTTTCAAGCTCTGGGAAGCTCGTGTGGATAAGATTCTCAAGCGTTACAAGGATGATTCACGCAACAAAACCAATCCTAATGCTCGCTTTAATATTTTATGGAGCAATGTCCAAACGATTACCCCAGCGGTATTTGCTAGACTGCCACGCCCTGATGTAAGCCGTAGATTTAGAGATAACGACCCTATTGGTCGAGTAGCATCTATGCTCCTAGAAAGAGCGTTAGAGTTTGAAATTGAGCACTATGGCGACTATAAGTCAGCTATGGTGAACTGCGTTACAGACCGTCTTTTAGGTGGTCGTGGTACAGCATGGGTACGCTATGAGCCACATTTCATGGCTAAAGCTGAAAAAGAACCTGAAGATGGTTGGGAGTTGTCTGAAACTATTGATGCCAAACAAGCACATGACCCTAGCTATGTAAATGGTCAAGGCGATGTTGGCAAGCCACTTGAAGGTGCAATGCCAGAAGAAGAAGATAACGAGCCTGGCGAAGTTGAAGAAGAAATTGAATACGAGTGCTGTCCTGTAGATTATGTTCATTGGCGTGATTTTGGGCATACAGTAGCTCGTACATGGGAAGAAGTCACCGCAGTATGGCGTAAAGTCTATTTAAATCGTACAGCCCTTGTAGAGCGTTTTGGCGAAGAATTAGGTAAGCAAATTCCGTTAGATACCAAGCCAGAGCAAGTCGGTAAGTCTTATACAAAGAATGATGACCAAGCCTACCAAGCTCAAATCTATGAAATTTGGGACAAAGAAACAGGCAAAGTGTTGTGGATTAGTAAATCAATGGGCAAGATTCTTGATGAGCGAGATGACCCATTAGAGTTGGAAAATTTTTGGCCTTGTCCAAAGCCACTTTACGCTACATTGACTACCGATAGCCTTGAGCCTATTCCTGACTTTACTATTTATCAAGACCAAGCTCGTGAACTAGATGACCTTTGTGACCGCATTGACGGACTCATTGGCGCATTGAAAGTGCGTGGTGTTTATGACGCTTCTACATCTGAGTTACAACGCTTATTCTCTGAAGGCAACGAGTCTAATGTCTTGATTCCAGTAAATAATTGGATGGCATTTGCCGAAAAACAAGGCATGAAAGGTGCTATTGACCTTGTAGATATTGCTCCATTTGCTGCTGCTTTGCAACAATGCTATCAAGCGATGGAACAAGTTAAGAACCAAATTTATGAATTAATGGGTATTGCCGATATTCAGCGTGGTCAAACCGACCCTTCTGAAACATTGGGCGCACAAGTCATTAAATCAAACAATGCAGCAGGTCGCCTCAAAACTATGCAACACGCTGTTGTTGATTTCGCAACCTCGCTGCTTGCTATTAAGTCGCAGATTATCTGCCAGCACTTCACCGAAGATACCATTATTAAGATTGCTGGTGGTATGCAGATGGATGACAACGATAAAGCATTGATTCCACAGGCTTTAGCGTTATTAAAAAACGAAGTTAGCAAGAATTTCCGCATTGAAGTTACCTCTGACTCAATGATTTTCCAAGATGAAATGCAAGAAAAGCAAGACCGCATGGAATTCTTGTCAGCTATTGGCGGATTTATGGAAAAAGCTATTCCTGCAAGCCAAGCAAGCCCAGAATTAACCCCATTGCTGATGGAAATGCTTAAATTTGCAGTAACAGGCTTTAAAGCTGGTAAGTCTTTAGAAGGTTTGATTGACGAAACAGCCGATAGATACCGTTTAGAAGCCAAAAAAGCAGAAGGCCAGCAAAAACCACCTCCATTGCAAGTGCAAATCGAGCAAATGAAAATGCAAGCTAAGTCACAAGAGCTACAACTTGCTAATCAAATGGAAATGCAAAAAATGCAAGCCCAAAATGAGTTGGAAAAGGCTAAACAAGAGTACCAAGCGCAAGAAAACCAGCTTAAATTCCAATTAGAAGCACAACGCAATCAAGCTGAGATTGAAATGCAAGCTAAATTAGCCCAAATGAAAATGAATATGGAGCGTAATACTCAAGTCTTGTTAGCCCACATCAACAATGGCGCAAAAATTGAAGTAGCTCGTATTTCTGCGGCAGATGACAATGGCGAAACAGCTTATATGCAAGAAGAAGATATGGCTCGCTCTATGGAGCACCCATTAGCACCATTGGCAGACGCAATTACCCAAAGCAATCAGCAAATGGTCAGTCAAATTGGCGCTTTAGTTGATACAATTAACCAAAATCACAGTCGCCCAAAACAAGTAGTGCGTGGCCCTGACGGCAAAATTCAAGGAGTTATCTAATGGCATCAAACCTTAAATATTCAAACGGCACTCGTGATGCCCAACAACAAGGCTTAATTACCTATGCTGGCTCAGGCGCTATTATTAGCATTTACCAAGGTACACAACCTGCTAACGCCAATACTGCGATTACAAGTCAAACATTACTGGTTTCTCTTACTGTTACTGGCTCTTTTGGTACTGATAGCAACGGCACTATTACCTTAGGTTCAGTAGCCAGCGGCACAGCAGTAGCCACAGGTACAGCGCAATTCTTCCGTATATTCAAATCTGACAATACCACCGTTATTATGGATGGCACAGTAGGTTTGACAGGTTGCGATATGAACCTAAATAACACCTCTATTGATACAACTCAGGTAGTCAGCATTTCTTCTGGCACTATTATTCGAGCTAACCAATAAGGCTAATTTATGGCTCTCATCATTAAAGATAGAGTCCAGGAAACTAGCACAACTAGCGGAACTGGTACTTTAACCCTTGCTGGTGCTGTAACAGGCTACCAATCATTTGGTTCTGCTATTGGTAGCGGAAACACCACCTATTACGGTATTTACGAAACCCAAACTACAAACTGGGAAATAGGGGTTGGCACAGTCGGTAGCGGAACACTAGCAAGAACCACAGTATTAGCGTCTAGTAATGCAGGGTCATTAGTTAGCTTTGGTGGTGGTCAGCTTGCGGTATGGGGAGATATGCCAGCAATTAAGGGTATGTATTTAGATGCCACAGGAAAGGCAACAAGCTATACATTAAGTCTTCCTACTGTTGCTGACACAATGCAATATACGCCAAATTCATCTACACCAAGTCTTTCAAAAGGACTTGTTTGGTATGACAATAATAATGATACATTGGCGTATTACAACAATGACCAAGAAGTCCAAATTGGTAAACAAGTAGTATTTAGGGCTTATAACCAAACTGGTAGCACTATTACTGTTGGACAAGTAGTTTATGTAAATGGCACTTATATTGGGCAATACCCAACTATTGCTCTTGCACAATCAAATAGTCTTTCTACTTCTGTGGTTATTGGCATTACTTCTGAATCTATTTCAAATAATGCTCAAGGTTATGTAACTATTAGCGGAATTGTTAATGGGGTAAATACTTCTAGTTATTCTGCTGGAACTAACCTTTTCTTATCCGCAACAACGCCAGGCGCATTAACATCAACAGCACCTTCAAATCCTAATTATTCAGTACAAGTTGGGGTTTGCATAAGTTCTAATACTTCTGGCTCATTATTGGTTGTGCCTGAATACCTTTCTGTGCCAGCAGCCAATGTGGTTGGCACACTAAGCAATAGTCAATTAGCAAACTCCGCAATCACAATTAATGGCACAAGCACCAGTCTTGGTGGGTCAATTAATGTGGGAACTGTCACTAGCGTTACTGGTACTGCACCTGTTGTTTCTAGCGGTGGCGCAACCCCAGCTATTAGTATTAGCCAAGCATCTACTAGCACAAACGGATATTTAAGCTCTACCGATTGGAATACTTTTAATGGTAAAGCGCCAAGCGTTACTTATACGACTAACTATGTCCCTTATGGTCAAGGAACAACTACACTAAATCAAGCGTCTAATTTTACTTTTGACGGAACAACTCATTCTTCTCCAGTAATGCAAGCGTCTAATGGTATTTTTGCAAACGCTAAGTCTATTGCCGCAAGTTATTCCATTCCAAGTGCTGATAATGCTTTATCCGTAGGCCCAGTAACTGTTGCTAGTGGTCAAACTGTAACTGTCCCTTCTGGGAGTCGTTGGGTAATCCTCTAAGATGTTAGGCTTTACGCCCATATCGAACCAAGCAATATCGGATATATCACTTCCGATAATTACTGGCACGATTTACGCAACAGATAACAATGATTCTGCGACCTTAACTGGCGCAGTAGCCATTACAGGTACGATTTCTGCTACCGATGGCACAGATACAGCAATTATTT